CGGTAAAGCCTGCACCTGTCAAGACTGAAAGCCCGTACACGGCAACCATTGACCGACTCACCGCAATTCTCACCGATACCACCCAGCCGCCCTATATCCAGCTCAAGGCGCTAAACGCTCGCACTTTCCTACTTAAGCTCGAAAGGGAAACCCTCGATGACTAACGACCCGGTAAACCCCTCGCACTACGCGAAGATTCAGGGTCTAGCCCTCGAACCTCTGATTATGGAAGCGCCCTATTTTCTAGGCGCGGCCATAAAATACGTTTGGCGATGCAAGCAAAAGGGCGGCGCGGAGGATATCCGCAAAGCCCGCCGGTGCCTAGAGCTTCACCTAGAGGGCGCGCCCGTCCCGTCGCCCGGCGCTCTGGAAGCCGCCGCGCGCTTCATCCGAAAAACCCAGCACAACCCCCACGGCCTGCAAGTAACCGTAATCGTGAAACTGCTTGACCTTGGTTATCAGCTCAATAAGGGTTACAAGCTGCCCGGTCTGCTGGAAGATCTGGACACGCTCGAAAAGGCGCTAGGACGGGGGGCGTACTAATGCCGCTAGACCTCGAAGAGCGCGGCTATGAGTACGGCGGGGCGGTCGCCACTAAGTACCCCGGCTTCACCGCCTCGGAATGGGTAACCACCTATGAGACGGAGGCCGGGGCGCGGTACCGTGTCATTGCTACAAAGTTCACCGGCGATATGGTGGAGATGCTGTGTCGCACCCGGTACCCCCGCTACCGGGCGGCATACGCGGGCTTCACACCGCACACCTTCGTAGTACGGGCTAACCGGCGGGACTTCACCTAGCACACAAAAAAGAAACCCCCTAGCTATACCACAAACTAGGGGGTTTCTTCTGAGCCAACACCCGACAGTGTGGCAACTCCACCGATATTCTCTCAACATCCCATCACTGGAACAATTTAAGGAACACGTTAATTATAGCACGGTTACAGTTCGCCGCGCTCGCTATCGCCGGTAACCGGCGCGTCGCCCTGCTGCTTACCGTCGCCCGGCGCGGGCACATGCACGTAAGCCATAATCAACGACAGGCCAGCCAAGATAGCGGGCACGATAACCGCCGCCTGCTCCTGAGTCACGATACCGTACACGATACCCACAGGGATAAGCGCGGTAACAAACGCGTAAATAGCCTTACGCTGAGTCTCATTCATAATTGAACCTCCAAAAATAGAACGAACGATTTATATTAGACCTGTGCCAGGCACTTACCGACTTCCACACCGGCGGCCTTAGCCTCCTCCAGCTCCTTCATGAGCTTTTCCCAGGCGGCGCGCTTCTCTGCCACCTCATCATGAGACAGTGGAGCCGGGGCATTATCAATGCCAGCCTCAATCTCATTCACGCGCTCGATCAGGTGATCCAACTGATCGTAGTATCGACCCGGGCACGCCGTGTTGAAATAATCCTTATGGCCGTGAATGTAGAAGCTCTTGCCGTAGAAAGTCTCGATATCCGCAATGACGTGCGCCAGAGTCTCGAAGTCCGCATCACTCATCTCAGGGCGGCACTCAATACCAATAGAACGGGCATTCGCGTTCCAATCGCCCGCGTGCCACGCGATATCCTTCAACTCGACCAGCTGCGCACACTTGCCAGCTTCCACAACATAATGAGCGCTAGTACCCGGGCCATTCTGGAAGAAGCGGCATACGTCGTCAAAGTTCTGACCGTCTACACCCCAGTGGTGAATGACGATAGTGTCAATGTCGTCAATGGTGCGGCTTGCCGCCGTGAAAGACGTGGCGTTCCAGTGGGTGATGTCCACGTAGTTACTCATGGTTATTCTCCTTCTTGTTCTGTGCAGAAAATAGAGCGTTCACTCGCTTATTAAGGTCATGAATCTCTTCCGTGCTCTGATTATGGCGCTCGCGAAAATCTATATGCTCACGCTTAGATTCCCGAAAATCGACGGTTAGCGACTCCAAAGAATCGCTAATCTGCCTGACGATCTTTAGCGCCTGCGTCGAATTATCGCGTGCCTCGGTAGCGCTCTTGATAGCAACGTCCAAATCATGGCGCAAATTTGTGCCGTGGCTATTCTTGACCTCGGATTTAACCGCTTGGCTCTGATTTGCCAGCTCATCCAGGCGCGCCATAATCTCGGCATCTTTTACCCGCCGCTCTGCTAGTTCCTTTTTCTTCGTGGACTGCCAGCCACTAAATTTAATAGTTAGCGTGGTTACAGCTGCACCGATAGCCAATTGTAGCATGTCCCAGAAACTAGCCGCGATAGGGTCAAAAAAATTAGGCGGCATAGGTGTTTCTTTCTGTAGAATGAATATTCTTTTTCATGATACACCCACCCCAAAACAGGGGCTAAGCCGGTTCACCCGGTAGCTCGGTAGGCCAATCCTCGGACGTAATCCACGTGAGAATAGGGAACCGCAAATAGGTGTTTGCTACATCCTGTTTCTGTCCGTTACGGAAGCCACGGAAAGACAGGCGGTTGCCGTCCGCCGGATTCGACATAATCAGCATACCCACCGACTCGCCGTCATCAGTCATCACGGGCGCAACGACGGGGGTTAGCGCACGGAAGCCCGGGAGAATGTTAATCGCGAGGCGGGCACGATAACCCAGATCACCGAACGGACTACCGTTAGGGGCGCGCGAGGCCGACGCCTTAATAGTAGCCGTATCCCAGGAACCGCCGCGAACCGTAACAGAAACCAGATTATCGACACGGCGGAAAAACACGGAACCAGACGCGAGATTAGGCGACTCAACACGCCGCCACCCGGTATCTCGCACGGTAGCGGTGCCCCCGCCGCCGCCCGCCGCGCTCGCCACCTTCTGAATGTGCGCCAGAGCGGAGCCGGTGAACTCACCCGCCGCGTTCAGGGTCGGGATACGAAAATTAGACATTCCTCTTTTCCTCCAATTCCTTAATCTTTGCCTCCAAAGCTGATAGGCGCTGCTCAAACGGCAACGTGCCACCAATCCACGCCTTCACACGGTTCTCTACCCACTGAGAGGGCGGCTTATCGTAGGGGTTTTCTTCCGGTTCGTCCTCGCTACCGCCTCCAACCTTGAATGTGCGGTCTGTAACGTAAAGATGCCCGATGCCCAGACTATCAGCCTTAGCGAACACCGCATCAATATTCTCAGGGGTCGCACCATGAATCACATGCCAGAAACGCCACGACGGGAAACCCTTATAATGCTCAGGGTGAATCCACTGAGTGCCAGGGTCTAGATATTTCGCCGCGTTCGACTCATAGGACAGCACCACATCACACGCTGCCATCATAGAAGCCGGGGTATTAGAACCCGGGTTGATAATAATCAGACAATCATTACCCAGTTCACGCTTTAGCCGGTTATAAAGCTTTACGTAAGCTTCAATGATTTTATTCTGCAAATCCATTTCAATCCACGGGTTTGTTTCGTCAAGAAAAATATTAACCGGAATGTCAGGATAATCATTCTTGACCGCCCGCGCGGACTCGATAATAAAATCTTCGGTAAAAGGCGTAATAGCGGACAAATCAACATTTAGATTCGTCGCGATCTTATCACGATAAGAAACAGGCATACCCTCGAACATAGCGCCATGTCGCGTCTTAATGTAGAAAGACACGCGGCGGGCACCCGCGCTAAGCGCCATAGAACCCTGCGTCGCAAAATCAACATCAGGCCGCTTAGAAAGCCAATCACCACTAGACCTATTCAAAATGACAATACCCAAAGTGTTACCAAATTCAAGGAATTTAGCCCACTTAGAATTAGCGCCATTATAAAAGTCCGGCCACGTATAAGTTACCGGGGAATAATAATGCTCACCCGGCTTAAAACCGAAATTCTTTTCTCGCGTTTCAAATCGTGCCGTCTGCCTAGCTACCTCGGCTTCAACGCCCGCCCTAGTGACTAGCTCATAGGTTGTCATTCATTGCACCACCCACCGGGCTAGGCGTCTCAATCTCCAGAATAGCGCCGTTCTCCTTGAGCGTGAACGTCGGTACCGGCTGTAGCGCACCCTCCAGCGCGGGATTAACCCAAATCACGGGCACGCCGTGCATAGTAGCGGGCGGGCGGGTAGTGCTGCGCACAATAGCCACGCCTAGAGCCTTAGCGACTGCCTCAGTGGTGACACCACCACCGGCGGCGGCGGTAATCATCTCCTGAATTTCAGCCTTGAGCACGGACGGGGCGCGCCCATCCTCCAGCAAACCACGAATCTCAGCCTGCGCCATAGTTAGCCTTCCTTTCCAATCACCCAGGAACCATCAGCACCAGCGGCCACAGATAGGCCGCGCGCCTCGTATCGACCATCACCGACAGCGACGATAGACGCGCCCGCCGGTACCTCAAGCGTCCACAAACCATCATTCGATGAGATAATGCGTACGCCGCCGCTCGGGTCTTCCACCATCTCGCCGGTAGCGCCTGCCCTAATCTCGAACTCGAACGCGCGGGCTGGAATACCCGCGCCGGTCACCGGATCATACAGGCGGGGGGTTGCCGTGTATCGCGCCGGGTGCGTAGGGTCGGAGACAAGAAGCTTCACGCCGGGGGTCTCGGAGGCGTAAGCCTTCTCGGAACCGTAGAGCTGCCCATCTTCACGCACCCAGCCGATAACCGGCGCGGGGCTGTGAATGATGCCGCTATCTGTCACCCAATCAGACGGCACAAACTCGACGGTACCTACGGGCGTGTGCCCATCCTGAAATGTCGCGAACTTAGCCACAACGCGGCCATAACTCAACGCCATACTATGCCCCCTTCACGGTTTCCTGATTTACTTCAATAATCACGCTCTTACCCATACTACCCGCCTTGAGAGCGGTAGGCTGTGCAATAGCGGCATTGCCACGGGCGATAATATCGTGCCCCCATGACTCGAAGAAGTAGCCGTACTTTGCGCCGGTCTTCTCGCCGTATTCGGATTGCGCAATGTTGCCGTGCATCACGGTTCCCCATGCCCAGTTTGCGACGAAAAAATCAGCTGCGCTGTTCGGTGCCTTACCGGACGTATCCCACCATGAGCTAGAGGCGGCGCGGCAACCGACAACCTGATTAGCGGTGCCAACCAGGGCGAAGCCGTGCCCGCCGTTTTCCTGTGCGGTACAGCCGGTGAAAATGTTGCGCCCGCCGTGGACATAGAAGCCCGCACCATTCTTCACGGCGGCGTGCGGGTGCTCTGCGTTAGAGCCCTTAGTGTCCCAGATGGAACCCTTAGCGCCCTCGACACCGGAGCTAGAACGGCGGTTATACCAGGACTTGCACGCGGTAAACGTAGTGTTCGTGGTGTAGCACTCGATGCCTGCGAATCCCTCGCCGCTAATGTTCACACCGGACACGTCCACCGCATCTAGGATATTGTCGCCCGCGCCAGTCTCGCGCTTACCGTCCACCTTAGCGCGCGGGTGCTCCAAAGGCTTACCAACGCACACACCAAATTCACGGGTACGGCGAACACGCACGTTCCGCACCTGGCACGCTTGGTCATCCAGACCAAATAGCGCGATGCCATAGGCCATGTCCCAGATAATCACATTCTCGATGCGGTGCGCCCCGTCCGGTTCATGCGGATTCACCCCTAGCTCAGTGTGAAAAACAATGCCACCGACATTAGCGGGGATATTGCTAGTGTGCTCACGGAGCGGATACTCAGACTTGATGAAAAGGTCACTAACACCCATTAGGATATTGCCGGTGCCACGGCGCGGCTCGTCATAATTTCCAGCGTGAATCACAGCGGTCTTCACCGGAACCGGAACAGCTGTATCCACAAACAGGGTGGTGGACTCTCGACCCGCGCCCTGCAAATGCACCGAACCCAACAGCTCGATAAAGGGATAGGACACCTTATAGGCGCCAGCCGGTAGATGTACGGTACCGCCGCCGCGCTCTGCCGCCTGCTGGACAGCGCGGTTAATCGCCGCCGTAGAATCCACCGAACCTGTCGGGTCTGCGTTGAACTCGGTCACAGCGTTCAGGGACGCGCTACGATTTTCCACCGGCGCGGTAACCCCGCGCGCCTGCGCCTGCGCCACATAATCCGCAAACGCGGAAGCGTCCAGCTTAGAAGCGGCGGGG